TTTTAGATCATGTCATTCGCACGGGAACCGGCACCAATCAAACCGATATCAATATTTCTCGTATATCCGTGAGTACATATGCCTCAATACCCAATAAGAACGCCACTGGTCGCCCAATCCAAGTGTGGTTCCAGAGAAAAACAGGCGCTACAGACGCTGCCGATGAAGTCGTATCCCCGCAGATTCATGTCTGGCCTAAGCCAGATAACAGCCAAACTTATACATTTGTGTATTGGCGTTTGCGCCGTATGCTCGATGCTGGCAATGGTATTAACGGTCAGGATATTCCGTTTCGTTTTGTACCGTGTATGGTTGCTGGCCTTGCTTATCACCTCGCTAAGAAAATTCCCGGAGCAGAATCCCGTATCCAGATGTTAAAAGCCGACTACGACGAGGCTTGGGATTGGGCGTCTACTGAGGACAGGGAGAAAGCTTCTTTGCGTTTCGTACCGCGAAATACGTTCTATGCCTAGTAAGTTTTCATCAGGTAAACATTCGATAGCCGAATGTGATCGGTGCGGGTTTCGGTATAAGCTAACCGAACTAAAACCCCTAACGATTAAGACCAAAGTAACAAATATATTGGTCTGCCCAACTTGCTGGGAACAAGATCAGCCGCAGTTGCAGCTTGGGATGTATCCTGTGAATGACCCGCAGGCGGTGAGGAATCCAAGGGCAGACAGGAGCTATGTTACTTCTGGTACGGCGGACGATGGGTTACCTAGTGGTGGTAGCAGGATAATTCAGTGGGGGTGGAATCCGGTAGGTGGTTCTAGGCAATTTGACGCCGTTTTGACCCCAAACAATTTGGCCCTTACAATTAGTATTGGCACGGTTACAATAGCAGTTACCTAGGAGATTTAAATGGATAAGAAACAAGTTACACGTATTGCTGATGTGGAAGCTGGTAAAGCGGTTAAAGGGCACGAGAAAAAAATGCACGGCATGAAAAAAGGCGGTGTTACTTCGATGGCAATGAAAGCTGTAGGCCGTAATATGGCCCGTGCAAACAATCAGAAGGGGAAATAATGGTTAATAACAAACCAGCTTCTGCTTATGCCAAACCGCACACAATGAGCGGTAAAGCCGTCAAAGTTGAAGCAAATCCGGGTTCTGGTAAAGATTTGAGCGACTTAAACAATTTGGATATCAGTTTGGGCCAGTTTAATCGTCCAATTGACCGTGAAACCAAAACCTCCGGTATAAAGATGCGTGGAACAGGTGCGGCTACCAAAGGTGTTATGTCCCGTGGCCCGATGGCCTAAGAGATAGACATGGACTACTCAACGCTTTTTGTAACGATCAAGGGCTATATAGAGAACGAATTCCCCGCTACTATTTTTACGGATAGTGATGGGAACTCTGTTTCGTCCGCCCTTTTTACCAGCAAAGAGCAGATTGATACGTTCATTCAACTTGCCGAAGAGCGCATATACAACTCGGTTCAAATACCAGCGATTCGTAAGAACCAGACTGGCTACATGACGAGCGGCAACAAGTATTTGTCTCTTCCTTCGGATTGGCTGGCTACGTTTTCTTTGTCGGTAATTGTTCCCATTGAAGGAACCCTTGCGACTACCCAAAACTTTTTGTTGGATAAGGATGTTAACTACATCCGTGAAGCATTTCCAATTGATCCTTATTTTGGGGTTCCAACGCACTACGCGCAGTTCACGGATTCGTCTTTGATCCTTGGCCCAACCCCAGACGCGTCATATCAAGTAGAACTTCACTACTACTACTATCCAGAGTCGATTGTGACTGCAACTACAAGTTGGTTGGGTAATAACTTTGAATCTGTTCTGCTGTATGGTTCGCTGCGTGAAGCGGCTGTATTTGTCAAAGCGGAACCAGACATGGTTGCCAATTACGAAGGCAAGTATCAAGAGTCTCTTGGCCTCCTTAAACAGCTTGGTGACGGTAAAAATCGTCGTGATGCCTACCGTAGTGGGCAAGTTAGGATACCGGTGCAATAATGGCTTTTACTGGAAACTACGCTTGCAACACGTTTAAATCAGGATTACCCAGCGGTACCTTCAGTATCAGTACGGCTTCAACTAATCTATATATCTCCCTATATACGAATGAAGCTACGTTGAATGCTGACACCGCTGGGTATACTTCTTCCGGCGAGGTTGTAGCGTCAGGCTATACAGCCGGGGGCAAAGCTCTGGTGGTGACGGTTAACCCGACCACAGGCACAAGCACTACAGCTTACTTCTCATTTGCAAACGCGGTGTGGACAAGTGCTTTGACGGCGCGTGGCGCTTTAATCTACAAGAATGATGGGGTTACTAATCCGGCTATCTGTGTGCTGGACTTTGGTGCTGACAAGACTTCAACCACAACTTTCACGGTTCAATTTCCAACGGCGGATAGCAACTCAGCCATCATACGAATTTCTTAACAAGGAGCTTTTATGTCATCCATTGAAAAATCAAAGTCTAAAGATTTGGCTATTAGCAGCCTTATTTGTGGAACAAAAACTACGGACGTAATATCCGCTAAAGGTCATTATACTTTTGAGTGTGTAGGCCCAGACGGTAAACTTAAATGGCGCGAAGAAGAGCATAACTTAGTTGTTGATGCTGGTCTTTATTATCTGTTGGGGGTAGCGTTAAAATCAACAACTCAGATTACGTCTTGGTATCTAGGTTTGTATGGTGCCGCAGCATCCAATAATCCCGCCGCCGCCGACACTATGTCTTCACACGCTGGCTGGACAGAAATAACGCCGTACAGCAACGCAACACGTATAGCATTAACCTTCAGTAGTATCGTTGGATCGGGTATTGCAAACACCACTGCCACCGCTACATTTAACATTAATTCTACAGCCACTGTTGGCGGTGCTTTTTGTACTAGTGGTAGTGTAAAAGCCGGAACTACAGGCACACTTCTTTCAGCGGTTGACTTTTCGGCTCCGGGAGACAGGGTGGTAGCTAGCGGTGACACTCTGAACGTAACGTATTCGTTCTCAATATCGGCGTGATAATTGTTTGCTGTTTTTCCTTTTTCAACGGTATCGTTATCCTTTGATGGTAGCGTATTTAATGCCAATGCTACTGAGATACCTGTCGTTACGATTGATCAATTTGATGTAGTTACAAGCACATTTAATACCGCGGCTACTGAGACAGGAGTTAGTAGCAATACAGTATCCGTAGCAGCAAGTACATTTACTCCAGCGGCTACTGAGACAGGAGTTAGTAGCGATACGGTATCCGCAGTGGGTGTTTTTAAGGTTGACGGGCTTGATTTTGCATTTGGAGCGGATACAGTATCCGTAGCAGCAAGTACATTTACTCCAGCGGCTACTGAGACAGGAGTTAGTAGCGATACGGTATCCGTAGCAGCAAGTACATTTACTTCAGCGGCTACTGAGACAGGAGTTAGTAGCAATACGGTATCCGCAGTGGCTGTTTTTAATACAGCGGCTACTGAGACAGGAGTTAGTAGCAATACGGTATCCGCAGTGGCTGTTTTTAATGTTGACGGGCTTGAGTTTACTTATGCTAGCGAAACTGCGTATATAAGTGAAAATGTAGTTACGATAAATGCCACAGAATATATCTATACCTCAGATGTTTGTTCGGCTGTGTTTGTTTGGCAAACTGTTGCTACAACGCAATCCGGTGTTTGGAGTGTGGTTAATGACTTACAAAATGAAAATTGGACTGTAGTTGATGCGGCAGAAAGTAACGATTGGACTGAAATATAAAAGGAGGGCCAAATGGCTCTAGTTATTGCGGACAGGGTAAAAGATTCTACAACCACAACCGGCACAGGAACTGTCACGTTAAGCGGGACAGCGCCAACAGGTTTTCAAAACTTTTCCGTTGTTGGAAACGGTAACACCACTTATTACGCTATTGCTGGGCAGGGTACTACGGAGTGGGAAGTAGGTATCGGTACTTATACGTCCGCAGGCACTACGCTCTCCCGCACCACCGTGCTTGCTTCGTCTAATTCTGGATCGTTAGTTACTTTCAGTGCAGGAACCAAAGACGTATTTGTTACTTATCCGGCTGGCAAATCCGTGTATTTGGATGCTTCTGGTAATGTGGCTTTCCCCGGGACGCTGACTAGTTCTGCCCTTACTTCAGGCCGCGTACCTTATGCAACAACAAGCGGCTTGCTGACTGACTCTGCGAACCTTTTATATTCCGGCACTGATTTAACGGTTTATGGTTTGACGGTAGGCCGTGGCGCGGGTGCTGTATCGACGAATACGGCGTTTGGCGCAACTGCTCTAGCAGCTAACACCACCGGCACATCAAATGTAGCCATTGGAAGTCTGGCACTTAATTCGGCTACTATTACACTGGGTAACACTGCCGTCGGATCATCCGCGTTAAGGTTTTACGCAAGAACGGCGACATCAGTTGGAAGAAATACCGCTATTGGGCAATCTGCAATGAGCAGTTCAACAGACGGTGTAAATAATACCGCCGTTGGGTGGAACACGCTATCCGGAACTACAGGGGATGCAAATACTGCTCTTGGTTATAACAGCGGTAACGGCATAACCACAGGATCATCTAATGTAATTATTGGCTCTTACGCTGGCGCAGTTGCCCCGATCTCCGCAACAGGTAGCAACTACATCGTACTGTCGGACGGTAGTGCAAATGTGAGAGCTTACTGGAACGGTGCTGATGCTACGTTTAACGGAGGATTAACATTAGCGGGAGCACTTTCCCAACGCGTTGTGGTAATAGCAGATGCTACCTCTGTAACCATTAACGCCGATACCACAGACATTGCTACTCAGGCCAATACACAAGCGGTTGGAACCCTGACAATTAACGCGCCAACTGGAACGCCTGTAAACGGTCAAAAAATTATATTTAGACTGCTATCTACAAACGTGCAAACTTTTTCATGGAACGCTGTTTTTGCGGGGTCTTCTGATTTGGCGTTGCCTACTGTGTCCTCTGGTACGTCAAAATATGATTACCTTGGATTTATGTATAACAGCACTGCGGCTAAATGGCAGTTGCTTGCCAAGAACTTTGGGTTTTAGTAATGGCTACTTACTATTGGGTCGGTGGCACTGGGACGTGGGATGCTTCAACTACTACAAACTGGTCAAGTTCTTCCGGTGGCGCTGGTGGTGCGGGGTTTCCTACATCTGCTGATAACGTAATTTTTGACGCAAGTTCAGGGACGGGAACCATAACAGCATCCGCTTCAACTTCGTCATGTAATAATTTTACATGGACAGGCGGGTCGTCATTAGTTTTTAGCGATACGTACAGCGTTTTTGGTAATGTTGTTTTTAACTCTAATATAAACACCGGTGGCCCAACTATGGCGGCTACTACTACAGGAAAAACAATAACCACAAATGGATTTACTGCCTCAACCATTATCTTTAACGGAGTTGGTGGCGGATGGACGTTGCAAGATAATTACACCTCTACTAACAGTGGCTATTTACAAGCAGGGACTGTGAATTTAAATGGTTTTACTTTACGATCACCGGGTATTTTTACCGTAGGCACCGCAAGTACAAAGGTTTTAAATGGCCCCGGAACTCTTAGTTTAGGTTCTTCACTTTCCGCCAACGCTGCGACTAATTTTTCAATTACGGGTAGTGTTTTTTTATTTGTTAATCAAACAGGTGGCACTCAGCTATTTAATGGAGGCGCTCTTGCGCTTAATTTTTCACAACTTATTATTGGGGGTGCTGCTGCGTATCGGATTGTTACAGGCTCTAGTTGTAATTTTGGTAGGGTTAGTAATTCAATAGTCCCCGCTACATTAAGATTATCCGTAGATATAACAGTTGGTGAACTTGCTTTACGCGGAACTGCGGGGAATCTTGTTACAATTAATTCGTTCACTGCGGCAACTCAACGAACAATTACGCAAACAACCGGAACTGTAAACGGCGACTACCTATCAATTACAGATATTAACGCTACCGGCGGGGCAAAATTCTATGCCGGTGCTAATAGCACAAACGGCGGAAACAACGCTGGATGGACGTTTGCAAATGCCCCTTGGGGTCAATTTCTGTCGTTTTAAAAAGGACTGTATGATGCAAATGCTAAAATCCAAAACTGTTTGGTATGCAATCCTCATTGCTATACTGTCCGTTGTTCAGGGGTATTTAAATTTGCTGCCGATGACGCCGGTAGCACAGATGATTGTTGGGATTGTAATTTCGGTCGGCATTGTCATTTTACGTCTACTTACCACACAGCCTATTGCGAGTAAATAACTATGGCTTCCACTTACAGTACAAATCTTGCGATTGAGCTTGTTGGTGCCGGGGAGCAAACCGGTACTTGGGGGCTAAGCACAAATAATAATTTAGGAAATTTGATTGAACAAGCTATAAGTGGTATTACTACTTACGCATGTACTGGGGGTTCAGACACCATAACCATACCTAACGGTGCTTCTGGAATAGCCAGAAATATGTATCTGG